ATGAATGAAGTCAAGTGGAAGCGCGAACGCGACAAGCTGACTTCTGAAAACGCGAACCTGAAGCGCCAGCTCCGCTCCCGCATGAGCGAAGAAGAGGCCCGCGAGGCGGACCGCAAGGCCGAGATGGAGGCCCGTGACGCCGAGCTGGAGGCCCTGCGCCGGGACAAGACCCTGAGCAACTACCGGGCCAGTTTCATTGGCCGTGGATTCGACGAGGGTATGGCCCAGAAGGCCGCTGAAGCTCTGGCTGACGGCGATGCCGAGACCCTGTTCGACATCATGGCGCGGCGCGATCTGAGTTGGGAGAAGAACATGCGGGCGAAGATTCTGGCTGAAACGCCGAAGCCTCCCGCCAGTGATCCCAATAGCGAGGAGTACAAGAAACAGGATCAGGCGAACCTTCGCCGCCTGTTTGGACTGCCTCCCACCAAATGATGAACACATAGGAGGAAAGAGATATGGCTTTTGCTAACACTATCGCTCTTGCCGAGAGATACCTGCCCCTGCTGGATGAGGTGTACAAGTACAGCTCCCGCTCCGCCATCCTGGACAACCCCAATGTCCAGTTCATCGGCGGCAATGCCGTGAAGGTCTTTAAGACCAGCATGGACGGCCTGGGCAACTACAGCCGCAACAACGGCTACGTCAACGGCAACGTGAACGGCACCTGGGAGACCAAGACCCTCAGACAGGACCGTGGCCGTTCCTTCCAGATCGATCGTATGGACAATGAGGAGACCCTGGACCTCGCCTTCGGCACTCTGGCTGGTGAGTTCATCAGGACCAAGGTAGTCCCTATTGCGGCGTAACTTTGGGGACAATGTGAAGTAATTCACATTTAGAAAACTTCCTTAATTGCTGGGACATCCTATAGAGGACAATCAGCAGCCAAGGTATGTGAATTTATAGCGACACCATAGGGGAGGCGCGAAAATGGAAATTTGGAAACCTGTTATCGGATATGAAGGATATTACGAGGTTAGCAGTTGTGGACGTGTGAGAAGCATTGACCATTATGCGAATACTGGAATCTTGCATTCTAATGAGCGATTGGTCAAAGGGCATGTATTAAAGCAAAACAATAAGCGGAACGGGTATCTCACGGTTGATTTATCAAATGGAAACCATGTCAAGACGATACTTGTTCACAAGTTGGTTGCAACAGCTTTTCTTGAAAAGAAGGCTTATCACACGCAAGTGAACCACATCAACTGCGACAAGCACGATAACCGTGTGGAAAACCTTGAATGGTGTACTGGTGAGGAAAATCGCGCACACGCAAAGGCTAATAACCTTTATCATAATCCGAATAAAAAAACGGTGAAATGCAAGCAGACCGGGCAGACGTTTGAAAGTAGCTATAAGGCAGCTGAATGGGTAAACCAAACACGCTATGGTAATTCAAAACAAACAATGAACATTGCTTGCAAAATCCGTTCTGTATGTACTGGTAAGCAAAGAAGTGCTTATGGGTATACATGGGAACAGGTTTAAGAAATCACATACAAGGTTCATCGACTATCCCGTAACGGGAGTAGAGGCAAGCGCCTCGAAATGGGAAGCCCCGCGTAAAGCGGGTGGTGATATAGTCACAACTTCTACAGCAATGTAGAGCAGTAATGAAACGAATGCAGATTAGCGACCTGCATTGAAGATATTGGAAAATGACGCCTACACCTTCGCCAAGCTGTGCGGTGCTACTGGCATCCAGAAGGCCACCGCTGCGGACATCACCCCCGGCACTACTGATGTTCCTGGCCTGATCGACACCGCCACCAAGGCGATGAACGAGGCTGAGGTTCCCGAGGAAGGCCGTCTGCTGTTCATCTCCGAGACTGCCTATGAGGGCCTGAAGAACAAGATCGCCCGCTTTACCGAGAACGGCGAGCGCAACATCTACAACGGCATCGAGGCGTACAACGGCATGCGCGTGATTCGCGTACCGCAGACCCGCTTCTACACTGCCATCACCCAGTACGACGGCACCACTTCCGGTCAGGAGGCTGGCGGCTACATCGGCACTTCCGGCGCGTATCCCATCAACTTCCTGATGGTCCATCCCAGCGCCATCCTGAAGGTCATGAAGCATGTCCTGCCCCGTATCTTCACCCCCGACATCAACCAGGCGGCTGATGCGTGGAAGTTCGACTATAGGGCCTACTGGGATACGTTCGTGTATCAGAACAAGGCCCAGGGCATCTATCTGCACAACGCGGCTACCGCTCTGACCTAATCGGAGGACAATGCGATGGCTGTGATGCAGACACCGCAGGGCCTGGTAATTGGGCTGATTCCCGAAAAGTATCAGCCCAAATCCAAGCCCGTTGCGGAAAAAGACCCCGCGACCGAGGATAAGGTTGAACCGGCCGCCAAGAAGCCGGGCAGACCTCCGAAGAAGTAAAGCGCACAAAGGAGGGTAGGGCGATATGAGCATGACCATGGACGAGAAACTGACGATGGTCAAGGCGGTTCTGCGCATTGACACCAGCGATACATCTGAGGACGTGCTTATCACAACCTACCTGACCTTTGCATCCCGCGAGATTCTTGGCTGGCGATACTCCAATGCGAACCCTGACAATGTGCCTACGGAAGTGCCTGCTGAGTATGAGATGACACAGGTACAGGCTGTCATCAACGGGTATACGCAAAGCGGAATTGAAGGGCAGGTTTTGAGCATCGAAAACGGTGTTCACAGGCACTTCGAGTATTCCGACATGGTGCGCTACATCCGCAATAACGTTATTCCTATTGCCGGTGTTTTGCGCACTAAAACTGCCGCTGACGATACCGGCGACGATACGGGCGGTGATACTGGTGGGACGGACAGCGAACCGTAACAAGCAACCGTTTTGGTACGCGCTGTATGACGTTACAGTCGAGGACTACGACGACTACGGCAACCAGATAGGCACTCACTCGGACTACAGCAACCCTGTCAAGGCATACGCCAACATCTCTCCCGCCCGTGGTGATGTCGCTGCCCGCCAGTTCGGTGACGATGACCTGTATGACAAGGAAGTCCTTATCGAAGAGCGCGACACGCCTATCAATGAGTACGCGGTGCTGTGGATAGATCATGTGCCGCAACTGGACGAGAATGGCGCGTTGGTAGTGGACGATAACGGCAGACCCGTCACTCCGTGGGACTACATCGTCAAGAAGGTCGGGCGGGGCCTGCCTATCTTTGGCAATACGCTGTTGGCCGTAAGCAAGGTGAGCGTGTCGTGAGCAGGACTATCAAGCTTGGCTTTGACAGTGCCAGCATAATGAGGGCACTCAAAGAGCTGGAAGGGTATCAGCTATGGCTCCGAGAGAAGGCTGATGCGCTTGCTATTGAGCTGACAACACGCGGACTTGACTATGTAGCAATGCGCTTTGAAAGCGCTTACTACAAAGGACCGCGCGATGATGTCAGCTATGATGTCGAGGATAGGGGAAACGGCGTCTACGCGATTGTCGTGAACGGTGAGACGGCAGTCATCATTGAGTTCGGCGCTGGTGTCACCCGGGGTTACGGTCATCCGCAAGCCGCAGAGTTCGGTTTTGGCCCGGGCACTTATCCAGGACAGACCCATGCCATGGACCCGAACGGATGGTATCTCCCAAGGTCTGCCGGTGGTGGACATACAGATGGCAACCCGCCCAGCATGTCGATGTACAACACCGCAAAAACACTGCGCGACGAGCTTGCCGATATAGCGAGGGAGGTGTTTGAAGATCGTTAGTCCAGAGAATGTCATCTTTACGATCATAGCCACCTCCATCCGTGCGCAGGTGAAAGACGTATACATCGCTGGTGAGTACGTCAGTCAGCCCCCAAAGTTTCCTGCCGTCAACATCGTCGAATCAGACAACTTCCCTGTGCGGTCAACGCAGACGAACGCCAACCTCGAAAAGACCGTGCAGGTTGTCTACGAGGTCAACGTGTACAGCAACAAGACAAAGGGCAAAAAGGCAGAGTGTAAAGACATCGCCGCCCTTATCGATACTGAGTTCATGAGACTGGGATTTACACGCCTTGTGCTGAATCCCATACAGAACATGAACGATGCAACCATCTACCGCATGTACGGCAGATACCGTGGCGAGGTCGCCGTGGATGCAGATGGGAACTACATTGTATACAGGAGGTAATGAGATATGTCCCAGGCTATCTCTACGTTTCAGTGTAATTTGATGGCTGGTTCCGGCACTGGCACCATCACATGGGCGCAGCTCGTCGAGATCAAAGATTTCCCGGACCTGTGGGGCGCTCCCGAGGCTCTGGACAAGACCACGACCTCTGACCCTCAGTACACCTACATTGAGGGCATCAAGACCAATGAGCAGAAGTCATTCACCTGCAACTACAACGCCACCGACTTCGCTAAGATCAAGGCGCTGGAGGGCACCGAGACCCCCGTCGCCATCTGGTTCGGCGCGGCTGAGAATGGCGGTGTATATACCCCGGACGGCAGCTTGGGCAAGTTCGAGGGCAAGGCGTACATCAATGTGTACATCAATGGCGGCGCTGTCAACGAGGTCGTGAACATGACCGTCACGCTGACCATGACCCAGGGCTTCGAGGCTGTTAGTTAGTAAACCACAACCGCGTACATATGGGCAGGAGATTGATTCTACAGGGTTAACTCCTGCCCATTTTCAAATGATACATGATGCATTGAAAGGAAACATCGAGCATGAGCAAGCAGATTAATTTTGAATATAAGGGCAAGCAGTATTGCCTTGAATATACACGCGCCTCTGTGAAGTACATGGAGCAGATGGGCTTCAACCCCAATGATGTCGGCGACAAGATGATGACTCGCCTGCCTCAGCTTTTCCGCGGTGCTTTCATCGCCCACCATCCCGACGTGAAGAACAAGGTCGTGGACACCATCTATGATACGATGGATGACAAGGTTGCCCTGTACAAGTGCTTGTTCGAGATGTTCAGCGATCCCTACAACGAGATGCTGGAATCTCCCAAGGGTGACAAGGGAAACGTAATCAGCTGGACGGCGAACTGGGATACGGAGGGGGACGAGGACTAACACCCTCCCAGCCGTCCGATGATACGCCACAAAAGCGCACAACGTATACTGAAGTTTTTGAGTCTGCGTTTCCAGAGTATCTTGCGATGGGCATGACCTATGACCTGTATTGGAATCAGGACGCATCGCTTGTCAAGGCTTATCGCAAGGCTCGTGAAATCCAGCGCGAAGAACAGAACTTCTTTTCGTGGCTGACTGGCAAATATGTCTATCAGGCTGTTGGCGCACTTGCGCCTATCCTGCGGACATCACTGAGTAAAACGCCCGTCAAGGCCGGGGAATATGTGGATAAACCTTATCCCCTTACCGCAAGCGTAGCTCAAAAACAGCAAGAGGATAAGCAAAAAGGCAGGCTCATGTCGGCGCTGGAGCGCTTCAAGGCTGAAGCCGAGATAAATCGCCAGAAGCGACTACAGAAGGAAAAGGAGGCGAGAGAACAAAATGGCGAATGAAGTCAATATTGATAGGCTGTCAATAGAGATTCAGGCAAATGCCGAACCTGCCGCAAAAGGTATCGGTGACCTCGCCTCTGCCGTGAAGAAATTCAACTCCGCCATAGCTGGCAGCAAAGGCTTTGGCGACCTTGTGACCCTTGCAAATGCATCCAAGACTGCTTCGGACAACATGCAGGACGCGCCTAACCGCCTGCGCGAGCTGGCGAGCGCCCTGAACGAGATTTCACAGAGCATGAAGGGGTTGAAAATCCCCTCTGATCTGTCCAAGGGTCTGTCTGAAATCGGTGCCTCTGCGCGATCCATCGGTGCTAATGTGGGCCAGCGGTTGCAGTCCCTTGCGGCTGGCCTGTCTGCGTTGCGTGATGTGGGAAATGTGCGAATCTCCAGTTCCGTTGGCAGTGGCATCAACGCTATCAATGAAGCTTTGGCGAACCTGAACGTCAACAACCTGTCCCGTATTGACAGGTTTGTTGAGAGTGTCCGTCAGTTGGAGAGCATCAACAACCTCACCATCTCCGCCAGCCTGGCGCGCGAAATCACAAACATTGCCGAGGCGGCTGAGCTTGTCGGAGAAGTGGACTTTGCGCCGCTTCGGGATATGGGTAATGCCATTGCTCGCCTTGCGGTTGCAAACGACATCCGTATCGGAAATCATCTGGCCGAGAACATTGTCAACCTTGGCATCGCCGTGCAGGAAGTGCAGGGCACAGACTGGACGGAATTTGAGCGCATGGCCGAAGGCCTTCGCCACCTTGAAGGACTTGGTCAGATACGCATACCGAGAATGCCCGGTGTGCGTGCGGCGCGTCAGGGCGGGGGAAATAACGGAAATGGTGTTCCTACCGGGAATGCAAGTGAACAAACAGACTTGGATGGCATTGCTAATGCTACTGACGATGCTACTGAAGGCGCTGAAAACCTGAATGACGAGCTGACTAATACCAATCGGCTTTTGCAAAACGCACTTGGCGCTGCACAGAATTTTGCAAGGCAGTTTGCAGGCGGATTCGTACAAGGCGCTGGGCTTGGCGGACTGGTCACCCAGCTTCAGCAGGTGTTCTCGTCCCCGGGCAATGCCATCGGCTATGGACTTGGCGCTACCATCCAATTTGCTGTCCGGCAGATCGGCAACCTTGCCTCTGCTTTCAAAAATCTTGGCATCAAGGCTTTCACCGCAAGCATTAATGCGTTGAGAACCGCGCTTCATGGCATAGGCTCTGCCGCCGCCGCAGCTGGCAAGGGTCTGGTTTCGCTTGGCAAAATGGGTGCGCGTGGCCTTGCCGGGATCGCCAAAATTGAGTTCAAGGGCCTGATGTCGCTGCCGACGCTGTTTGGCTCAGCTTTGCGTGACAAGATCGCCAGCATCACAAAGGGCATCGGTGGGTTCGTGCGGTCTCTGGGGCGCATTGCCTTCTACCGCGCCATCCGCTCCGCCATCAAAGAGGTCACGCAGGCGTTCTCCGAGGGCGTTGGCAACCTGTACCAGTGGAGTTTGCTGGTAGACAGGACGTTCGCTAATAGTATGGACAAAATCGCCACGTCCATGCAGTATTTGAAGAACAGTCTGGGTGCTATGGTTTCGCCCATCATCAATACGCTCGCACCAGTCATTGACTTTGTGGTGGACAAGATCGTCAATGGCATCAACCTTGTAAACCAGTTCCTTGCCGCAATTACAGGCAATGACACCTATACTGCCGCCAAGAAGGTTGCGACGGAGTGGGCTGAGAGCGAGGCTGCTACGGACGGCGCGAAAAAGAACCTGAAGGAGATCAAAAAGACCATCCTCGGGTTCGACGAGCTGAATATCCTCAACAAGGATACTGATAACGGCAGCAGTTCCAGCGGCAGTAAGAAAAAGACGCCGGACTACAGGTCGATGTTTGAGACGCGACCCATCGAAAGCACCATATCTGACTTCGCAAAGAAGATACGTGAAGCCTTTGAGAGTGGCGAGTGGACCCAGCTTGGCGCGATGTTTGCCGATAAGCTGAACGGCTGGG